AGGTATTGAAATGTATAAATACAAGATAGTAAAGAAGGGTCGTAAGTGGTTTCAGGCAGAAGAAGCAGAAAAGGGATATAAAGCACAAATAGAAATCAACGATATCTCAAAGGACTGGATAGAAGGGCAGATTGTTGAATTTGAAGGGAAATATAAAAAACAAACATCCGGAGGATATACGAAGGTGTACATATACCCTTGTACTCCTGAACAAAAAGAACAACACAAAGAAGTAGTCGCAAGAGAAAGAGAACAAAAAGAAATAGAGAAATACCTTAGTTATGTAGAGAAGAATGCGAAAGAATATGTATATTGGAATGGAGTTGAAAAGCTACGTAGCATGAATTTGAACGATGAACAAAAAGAACGGCTCAAGGCAGCCATTCAGGAAGGGAACATAAATAAAACTAAGAAAAAATTGAAGGACTATTTCATATATATAAAGAATGCGATAGTAGAAGGCCATTGGTATAGCAATGGCGAGTCAGTTATAAAAGAAGGGATTTCCACGCTTCAGAAGTACGGCATAGATACAAAGGAATATGAAGGTAAACTGGAAGAACTAAAGGCCGAATACAAACAAGCTAAGGAACAGAGAGAAATTGAAGATGCTAAGAGATACTTTATAATTCGCAATGTTACAGATAATAAAAATATCGGTTTTGAGGTTGGCGAAATAATCAAGTCTCAGGACGGTAGACTTGGTAAGGTCATAAAAGCATGGAAATATTACGAAGAGGATACAATGTCTCTTGGCTATATGATCGACGGCGGTTGGATTATATGTGCTAAATGTGATACTTATGCAGTTACTGAAGAGGAAAAAAGGAGGTTTGAAGAGAAAGAAAAAAGATATGAGGAAAGAAGAGTTCTTGAACGAAAAATTTCTGAAAAGGAAAAAGAGATCCATGATGCAGTATATAATTTGGTTCACTATATCAGAAGCAATGGTGATTATCCAGAAGGCAGAGGAATACAGGTTGAGGGCATAGTTATATATGACAGTTTTGATATTTATGGTGGCGGCCAAAGGATAGTTGTTGATGGTGTAACAGTTTGGGGTATACAAAACAATGGCGGAGACGGAGATGATTGGAGCTACAACAACATCCGGACCGGTGGAGCAGGTGCTATAGGTTATAAAATGCAAATAAACGATACTTGTAAAGAATTTATTGAAAAAATAAATAAATTAAAGGAGGAGTTGGAGTGCTTACAAAACTAGAGGTAGGACAATTGCTGCAAAATGGGATAACCAGTTATCAGGAAGGTATAAGATTTGACTTTCATCAATCTGGACCAATTTTATATCTTTATTTTAGCAGACCAAAAGAAAAGGAAATAGAATCTATAAAAAGTGGCAAGTTTGATTTTGGTTTTTATTTTAAGGACGAGATTATATTTATTCTTGCAAAATTTCAGGGGATGCCCTGGATGGATGCACCGTATAGCGTACACCAGTCACAGCCTTTTACGTTCCAGGATATTCAGGATGGTAAAGGATTTGGGTTAACAACGTTGCTTACAGATGCCGACACCGGTATCCTTAAAGTTATAAGATATTCAGGATTATCTACGATTTTTTCAAAACGTTTTAAAGATGCAATTGATACTCAAAAAAATATGCCTTTTGACAAGGAAATATATTGCAAAAAAATAAATGCAATCTACGGGAATTATAAAACAAAGGATCTTGTTACACGTGCAGATGCAATCGATAAGATTAAGGGGTGATAATCATGTCAATTTTAGATCAAGTAATAACTTTGCAAGAAGCAGCGGAAAAATGGGGCCTTGATGTTTCGACTTTCCGGAAAGGAATACTCAGAGGCGAGTTTGCCTCTGACGAGTACCGTAAGACCGGTAAAAATTATATCATGTTGGTTTCGGCTGCGGAAAGATTCGTAAATAGCCGTAACCAAAATAAACTCAAAAAAATAAAAGTAATTCTTGATCTTGATTATTGGTTTTTGGAGCATTCCTGTAAAGAAAATAAATGAACTTTGAAAAAATAGATGCCACACTGTAAAATTTGAATTGTGAGTTGCCAGACAAGTAACCACAAATCAAATAACACAGGAGGCATCATATATGAAGCGTACACAAAATGAGAAGATTTTGCAAATCAAAAATGAAACATTAGTGGTAGGAATCGACATTGGAAAGGAAACGCACTACGCAAGAGCCTTTGATTTCAGGGGAATCGAACTATCAAAACTCCTTCGTTTCAGCAACACAAATCAAGGTTATGAAGCACTTGAGAACTGGATGCAGGAAATAATGAAGGAGAAAGGAAAAACAGAGGCAACAGTAGGTTTTGAGCCTACAGGGCATTACTGGTTTACGTTGGGTGATCATCTGCAAAGAAAGGGACATCGTTTAGCAATAGTGAATCCGTTCCATGTTAAGTGCACAAGAGAGCTTGATGATAATAGCCAGACAAAGAATGATAAGAAAGACCCCAAAACCATAGCAATGTTGGTCAAAGACGGCAGATTCAGGGAAGTTTACATACCTGAAGAAATGTACCAGGAGCTACGTGAAGCGGTCAGCGAAAGGGAGCGGCTTGTTGAGCAGATGATAAGCTTGAGCAATCAAGTGATACGTTGGCTTGACATAAGGTTTCCGGAGTTTAGCGGAGTGTTCAAAAGATGGAGTGGGCTAGCAGCATTGCTTACATTGAAAAACTTTCCAACGCCTGCAAAGGTTGTTGAAACGGGTGTTTCAGGAATAGTCAGTACATGGAGAAAGGGAATGAAGAAACCAAGCCGTAAAAAGGCTGAAAAGCTTTTTAAGCTGGCATCAGAATCGATAGGCAGAACGGCAGGAAGTGAAGCTGCAGAAGCAGCTTTGCAGAATCTGTTGAAGCAATATGAAATGGTAATGCAGCAAATACAAGAAATAGAAAAACTGATGCAGGAGCTGCTTTTAAAGGTGCCAAATGCATCAAAGCTTGTTGACATTAAAGGGATCGGAATGGTGACAGCGGCGGTCATTGTCAGCGAAATCGGAAATATTAGCCGATTTAAAGATCCCAGACAGATACAGAAAATGGCTGGACTAAGCTTGCGTGAGAATAGTTCGGGCAAGCATAAAGGAAAAACAACGATAAGCAAACGAGGACGAAAACGTTTGAGAGAAGGACTTTTCAAAGCGATCATAACTATGCTGGCAACGAACCAGGAGTTTCGTATGCTACACAAAAGAAACCTTAGCAGAGAAAAGAATCCTCTTAACAAAATGGAATCCATCATAGCCTTATGTGGCAAGCTTATTCGAGTTATTTTTGCAATATTGACGAAGGGCAATGATTACGATGCAAACAGAATGATAAGCGACATGAATAGGTCGATGAAAGCTGCATAATAGCTGGAGACTAGGAAACAGGCTGATTGTGATGGACTCTGACGACCGCAACAGAGAAAGTTACAGTCACAAGACGGAAATTATATTAGCAGTATTTGAACCTTGAAATGTAGAGCCGGGGCAGTCAAGTTGAATTTTACCTTTAGGGCATAGACCCAGTTTTGGAGCATGATTGACGTTCTACCTCTAGGATAAGCAGGACGAAGGAATTAGGCACAATTGATGCCGGAAGACATGGGAGGTTTGCTGCCTGGAGTTATGTGGAATCCCGATGGCCGAGATAGAAAAACACAAGCGGTTTTATTCGCTCTGCCTGAAACCATAAAACTACCAGATTTATGCAATGCTTAGAGGGAAAGCTTATTCAAATCAAAATGAAATACTGTGAAAAGTAAAGATAAACGAAGAAAATAAGACTATATTAAGGGAGGATTGAAATGGTAGAGAAAATTTACAGGAACAAATACATGGCTATCTGTGACAACTGCGGAACAGGGCAAGAATGTGATAGCTGGGCGGAAGTAATGGAGTTTATGCGAGAAGAAGGCTGGAAAAAGAAATTGGTTGACGGGGAATGGAAGCATTTTTGCCCGGAATGTGTGGAGGTAAAAGAACCATGACATACAAAGTGAAATTCACACACAGCAACAAGAGCCATGCACACATCAACTGCGCAGAGGTGCGCGAGGGCGTAGAAATATACAAGCATCCACGAGGGTATTTCGTGGTGCTGGAGTTTGAGGGTGAGAGTGGGAAGTTTAGAGAGGCTTTTTGGCCGGAGGAAGTTGTGAAGCAAGAGTTATTTTTGTAAAGGTGGAGGGGTCAGATGTATACGAGGGTTGAAAGTAGATTTTGGCAAGACGAAAAAATGAGAACAGTATCAGATGATGCAAGATATCTTATGCTATACATTCTCACATCGCCACATCGCAATGTTTTAGGTTTTTATTTCCTGCCAGAGCCGTATGCATGTTTTGATTTAGGATGGACAACGGAACGGTTTAGGGAACGGTTAGGGGAACTGTTGAGGAACGGCTTAGTAAACTATGACGAAACGGTTCACGTAGTGTTAATCGCAAACTTCTTAAAGCACAATCCTCTTGAAAATCACAATCAAGTTAAAAGCGCTGTACAGAAACTAGATGAGATTCCCAAAACACCGTTACTTAAAAATTTCTATGAGGCAGTTAAAAAATATTCATACGATAAAAGCCACTATTCATCACTATTAGAACGGTTAGAGGAACGGTTAGGGGAACTGTTACCTGAACCGTTAGGGGAACGGTTTGGCAAACAAGAAAAAGAAAAAGAAGAAGAAAAAGAAGAAGAAGAAGAAAAAGAAAAAGAAGAAGAAAAAGAAGAAGAACCGTTGTCTGTCACGTGCAAACGCATCATTGATTATCTTAACGAAAAAGCCGGAACTCAATATAAATACACTACACGTAAAACCAGCGAACTGATACAAGCAAGATTAAGAGAAGGGTTTGTAGAAGACGACTTTTTTACTGTCATAGACAAAAAATGCGCCGAATGGAAAAACACAGAATGGGAGAAGTTTCTCAGACCTGAAACATTATTCAGTAACAAATTTGAGGGCTATCTGAACCAGAAAACTATAATCAAACAAGGCGGCCCTCAATCAAACAACCCATTTCTTGAGCTTGCAAAGGAGGAGGGTTTATTGTGACAAGACAAGAGGCATTAAAGATTTTGACCATATTAAAAACAGCTTATCCAAATTTCTATAAAGATTACAGCAAAGAAGAATTAAATGCAGCAATAGATTTATGGGCGACAATGTTCGCTGAAGAACATCCAAAAATAGTTGTTGAAGCAGTAAAAGCTCTGATATGTACACATAAATATCCGCCAACTATCGCTGACGTCAAAGAAAAAATTGCTATGATTACGCAACCGCCGACAATGACGGAAATGGAAGCTTGGGAACAGGTGAGAAGAGCTATAAGTTACTACCATGCCAACGAAGCCTTTGCGAACCTGCCGCCAATGCTGCAGAAGATAGTTGGTAGTCCAAACCAGCTCAGGGAATGGGCATTAATGGATGGCGAAGTTGTCAACAGCGTATTACAGTCAAATTTTATGAGGAGTTACAAGGCAAAAGTGTCGCAGCAAAAGGAATATGCGATGTTACCGAGTAGCACAAAACAGCTTATAGCAGATTTAACAAGAAATATGAGCTTGGAGGATAGGTATGAACTACATGGCAAATGCGCGATTGATGCTGACAAAGTGCGGAAATTGCCTCGGGTGCAATCGTCTGGAGAATGAAAATTTTCGCGGTGATAGCAAGTGCAAGAATTATCGCAGTAGCGATTCAATGGCATGGGTAAGCTGGCGGTTTGAAAGGAGGGAGACAGATGCCAGTAAATAGCAGAGAAAAAGGCAAGCGAGGCGAAAGAGAATTTGCCAAGCTTTGCCGCCAATACGGATATGACGCAAGACGTAGTCAACAATACGCTGGCGGTGTAGACAGTGCCGATGTTATTGGCTTGCCAGGTGTGCATATAGAAGTCAAGCTTAGAGACACTATCACGGAAGGAGATAAACTGGCTTTCATGAGGCAGGCCATAAGAGATTCGGCAGATAGCGGAAAGATACCCATTGTTGCACACAAGGAGAACTACCGGCAATGGTTTGTAACAATGAGGATGCAGGACTTTGTTCGGATGTATGCACTAGCAGCAGATTGCAATACCTTGATTGATGAAGTGTCGGAAGAGATATTGACGGTGACTATGGCTGCAGACACATGGTTTGCAGTATACCGGGAGTATGAAGCTGAGCTGCAGATGAAAGAGAAAAGGGTGAAAGAATTCGAAGGACACGGAATGTGTGATTAGGGGGGGGGTGGAAATAGAAATGGCACAAAACCTGACTGTGTTCATTACGATTGGGGAGATACCGCTCCGAGGGAGTACGGGGCGTTTTGCAAAGTGACATGTGAAGCTTTGAGCGAGAGTACCTGCGAGGGATGTGAATTGTATGAGAATAAAAACGAGTTAAATGGGAATGAGCGATGGCTAAAAGAAAGCCAGTCGTCTTCAAGGGGGCGATCTTATGATCCCGTTCCCTGATAAGAAGTACAACATCATATATGCAGATCCGCCATGGTCATATAAGGCATGGAATAAAAAAGAAGGCGGCAGAACTGCAGAATCGCATTATCAGACCATGAAAATTGACGAAATTAAAAGGCTTCCTGTGGGGGGGTTGGCAGCGGATGACTGTGTTCTGTTCATGTGGGCCACATACCCATGTTTAAACGAAGCACTGGAAACCATCAAAGCCTGGGGGTTCAAATATAAGACCGTAGGGTTCACATGGGTGAAAAGAAATAAGAAGTCTGATACATGGTTCTGGGGCCTTGGCCACTGGACCAGGGCGAACGCAGAAATATGTATCATCGCAACCAAAGGCAAGCCGAAGCGGATATCTAAATCCGTTCACAGCATTATCGACTCGCCGGTCGAAAAACACAGCAAAAAGCCTGATATTACACGCGATAGAATCGTTCAGCTTATGGGGGATCTGCCACGAATAGAGTTATTCGCAAGAGCGGAAACGCCAGGCTGGGACGCCTGGGGCGACGAAATAGAAGGAGGTTGAAGAAAGGGAGGGTTATTCAATGACCAAGGAAGAACTAGGCAAACTTGGAAGCATACAAAAAGAAATTGAACTTATCAAAAAAGAGTTGAATACAATTACAGAG